CTAAGGGATTTCTATAAGGAATCTTGATACTTTCACTTGCCCATTTTGCAATAGCAGGATGATCATCGCACATCTTCATAAAGTGCCATTCCCAACTTGATCTATAAGTTGGCGTTTTAGTTCCTATATATTTTTCTGGGTTCTTGAGTTCGTACCTACCACGGGCAAAGTTTCCTAATCGTGCCATTATGCAATGATATTCCTCTTAGCCGGGTTATCGCCTGTATCAAGTTTTGCAGTACCTAATGCTGAAACATTTATTCTATTAATATTTAAAATTTCACCTAGTACATTATCCAATTGAGTTACTTCTAAACTTCTTAATTGGTCAAGTAATTCAAACGGACTAACTTCGTCAAGTTTACATTGTTTTAAAAAAATAAATGCAACACTTTTCGCCGCCGGTTCTTCCATTCCTCTTTTTAAAAAGAATGCAATAGCCGCATCACTTTCACTGGCTTTGAATTGTAGTTCTGCCTTGTTAAGTGCATCAAAATATAAAATAGAATCTTCGTTACTATCTTTCTTTTTAATTTGTACATCTAATGGTAAGTTTGAAAAAGTTTCTTTCATTATTTTTTCCTATTAGTTTTCTAGTGGAATAACAGTAATGATCAATTGTTCAGCACCACCACCTGGTATCCACTCTGAAGGTTTACCGGCTCTTATCCAAGCATAATAATCTGTATTATTTAGGAACCTTGTTCGCTCTCCAGTGTTAGGATTCATTACTTTAGTAAACACAATCTCTTCTGCTGTTTTATCTACTGTTCCACCAGTTTCTGTGCCGCCATCTCCGCTATTATTACCTGCATCTACTTTCTTTTGAATAGTTTTGGTGTCAGCAACCTCAGTGTCGCCATTTTGTGATGATAACGCTACTTGTGTTGCTTTAGTATCATTTACTTTATTAAGTCCAAATATTTGAACACTGTCTTCTATAGTATTTGTTATAGCACCTGTTGCAATACTTGATACTTCGTTTTTAATTCCTGCTTTAGTAAGTGTTTTAGCATTATCGTAAGTGTTTTTTGCTTTGATTGCAGTACCTAGTAATGCTAACGGATTGCTTGTTACATTTGGATCTAACAAATCACCAAACACATCAAGTCCACCTGCAACTACACCATTTTGTCCAAATAGTGTGTTACTACCTCCACCCATGATACTTAATGGACTTGGAGATTTATCGTAATGTAATTGTGCAAAGCCATCTGGATTATCATTTCCTACTCTACCTTGAGCGTACTTGATACCTTCGTATATTAATACCATTTGGTTTTCAGCAGGCTGACTGCTTGAAGAATTTAATTGTGGTCCTTGCCAACTTTGAATTATTGGATTAATTAATGTGTACTCAAAAAAGTTATGTCTACTTAATTGATATATACTAATTTTGTTAAAGAAGTGACCTGGAAAATCACTGTTAATACCAAACCCTACTTTTTGACTTTGTATAGGAGATGTTCTATAAGGACCTGCAACTGAAGCATTTGGATTATTATCATCTGGACCGGCGGCACTACTGTTATTGCCTGGTCTGCTATAAGTTGGTTGTACTTTCAACTCTTCTGGAAATACAGAATCAGCATAATAATTTTTAAAATATTGTTGCCACATACCACTAATTAAATTTACATTATCATCATGGAATGTTATATTAATCGGAGTGTACTGTGCTTGTGTTTGAATATTAGTCTTCTTACCATATTGATTTTTAGTTTCAGTATTAAGTGTTACTCCTGGAACTTGACATGCTTTAACTAGCATACCTACTTCAATGTTTGGTTCAGATTTTGACCAACCTACAGGGCCACCTGGACTACGTGCCGCGTCCTTATTAATATCAAAATGTACATGATATAAAAATTCAACCTTGGGTGCAAGACGCATGTAATCGTCTGTAAACAATCTTGCGGCATGTTTATAATCTTTCATGTCGCCTTCAGAACCAAATATTCCTCCGACTACACTTCCTAAAAATTTAGTTACTTTGCTCATATTATTATTTAGCCATAAAAAAAAGGCCGAGTTTTACCCCGGCCCTTTGTAAACAGATGACTACTAATTAGGTATTAGCCTGTTGCTAAAGTTCTAATTGTTCTTCCGATAGCACTACCAATACCGTTTGGCTGACCAGCACCATTAGTTTGGATTGCGTTATCGTATTGCAGTGACATAGTAATGTCAACTGGATTTGAATCTGAGTATGTTAACTGATTGTAGTTAATGTCTTGTACAAAACAACCAACTAATTCAAATGTCTCAAGTACGCTTGGTGTGTTAGCACCGTTACCACCGTCTAAGATTTCAATTCTAGTTTTGAATTTGTAATCTATTCCGGAAGCCGCACTCGATTGTTCAAAGAAATCGAATTGTTTCTGTAATTGTTGACCTGCACTCTTACTCACAGCGTTGTTTACATCGTCACGTAATGTGATTGTAATCGGTTGCCATGTGTGTTTACCAGCATAGTAAACTTTTGAGTTGTAAACATCAATCGCAATTGATTCGAAGTTTACATTTGGTCTTGTAACATCAATTACCTGTTTTGTTAGTTCAATGTTAGGAGCCCCAGCACCAAAATTTTCAAGGCTCACTCTAAAGCGATACTTGAGTTTTGGCATCAACAAGCCTTGTGAACTTGCTGATTGGTCACTCGCCAACGGAACTGTAAATTTGCTTAAACTTGAAATAGCCATCTAATTTGCTCCTTGTATAGTTTTATTTATCCACATTATTGATTGCCCAAAGTTGCAATTTCACCTGTGTTCTTTAAGCGTAATGGAATGTATATAAACTCCACACTCTTCACTGGTTCAATTGCTACGTCAACGTATAACTCGTTGCGATCAATTCTTGCAGATGTGTTGTTAGTGTCATCACATACAACGAGGAAGTCATAAAGTGCTCTTTGACCTACAAGTTCAAGTAATAAACTTTCAGTTGCTTGTTTGATTTCATCACGTGTAATCTTATCGTTTGGTTCAAACATGAACGGTTTAGCAAGTAGTGTCATTTGACGTCTTAAGTATGCAACTAATCTTGCAACGTTAATTCTATCTAATGAACTTGCGTTCTTTGCTCTAGTGTGTTGACCAAAGTTAACTAATCCGCTACCAGTAATAAATGTTAGTGGGTTAATTTTAACTCCTGCCATTGTTTCACGTACACCGTCATTTAATGCAACTGCGTTAAATTCGCCTTCGTTATCAATGTAACCTACACTTGATGCATTACTAATGCCACCACGTCTTGTTCCTGCTGGAGCAAACCATGGAAACGATACTGCATCACTTACTGCAATAGTACGTAGCATCATGTGACTTGGTGGAACAACAATGTTCTTACCTGACACATCAGTTGTTAAACCTGCTGGATAAAACGCCGCCATATACTCATCATATGATACTAAACCGTCTTCTCCGTCTGCAGTTGCACCTGCTGTATTATTACCGTAGTTTTGTAGTGAAGTTGCATTTGGTGCTAATCTAAACGGAGTATCAGCAACAACAAATCCTGTTAAGCCTCTGTCTACGTTTAGTCCAATTAAGTTACTTGCAAGTTCTGGATATCCAGGAGCACTTAACAATGTAAAGTTACGTGTTTCTTCATCACGTAGTAACTCATTTGCATCTACTGCACTTTTAAGTCCTGCAACAATAGTTTGACGTTGTGAATGTCTACCAAACAATCCTGAACCGTCTGCATTAACTGTGTTCCAGCCAATCCAACGTGCAGTTTTATAGTTTGTCATTGCTTCATCGCCAAAGCGTTTGTTTAGTCCACTGTTTGCTGTTATATCAATTTGATTTGCTACAAATTTCTTAACGTTAAAACCTGAACGTCTTGTGTTCCATAATAACATACCTCTTGGGTATAAGTCTGGATCTGGAGCATCTGGATCAACATAGTTTGAACTTAACAACGTTTCAATTGTTGCCGCTGTGTCACCTGTTGCACCACTTGAACCGTAACGTGCATCTGCAAAAAGAATTCCATCTTCTGTAGTTTGATCTGTTACGTCAATTAATACCCATTCAGTTGCTGAATTATCCCAACGGTAAACTTTTGCACCGTATTGGTCAACATCAGCAGTTGAAATCCAAATATCGCCTTCAACTAAATCACTAGCATCTGACTGTCCACCTGTTTTTAATGGAGCAGTTGCTGATACAATAGGTCCTTTAGGATCAGTTGCACCTGCTAATGGTGTGTAGTTTAAGTAACCTACCCACTTGCTTCCATCATGTACTAAAATGTCTGCTTCGTCTAGTGTAGTGTTATACCATAACGTACCATCTGCTGGAGTTGCTGTTGGAGCATTATCACTTGCTTCGTATACAAGTGGTTTCCAGTTACTAATGATATGTGAATGATTGTCATCTGCGCCTGCTGTATAATAATTTGCTGTACCTGTTTCAACACCTGCACTTGAACGTGCCCATGCTGTGTAACCTGCACTTGCTAAAATATTTGACGCATCTGTAATTTTAATTTCGCCGCCTAATGCATGACTAATTGAAAGGTAACCATTACTTACTGTTGCAGTAATGTGTTCAAAGCCTGCCGCACTAATTGCTGACGCAACTCCTTCAACTGTCGCTGTTGATACTGTTACAGTTTTAGCAGTTTGATAAACGTTACTACCGTTATCTGTTTCTGCCATTGTAAGTGTACCTGTTGCAACAACTGGATTTGCACCTTGTTCAGTACCTGTTACGCTAGTCGGTGAACTTGTTACTCTTCTGTATAATTTAAAGTTTACAAGTTTTTCAACACCTGTTGTACTATCTTCTGATGTTCCTCTGCCTGTAATGTTTGCAAGAGCAAATACTGTACCTGCAGGTATAAGTGTTCCACCAGTAGCATCAATTGTGTTTACTGCTTCTTCTCTAGTGTTGTAAAGTGGAGCAACTGTTGTTGACCATACACCTAAACTGTCATTCCAAACTTGAACTTTAAGATTAGCACCTAAGTTTGGTGAAGTAGTTTTCATCCAAACACTTCCGCTTGGTTTAATTCCGCTTCTAGAAGTTCCTGCTACTGTTACAGTA